GTTCTCATCAAATATCAAAAGGCGGTTAGGAAAGCAAAACGAAACAAGGAAGAGAAGCCTCCCATACCAAATTACATAGGGGAATGCTTCATGAAGATTGCCGAGCATCTATCGTATAGACCAAACTTTGCAAACTACTCATATAGAGACGAAATGATTGCCGATGCAATCGAGAATTGTCTCATGTATTTCGAGAACTTTGATCCAAAGAAATCGAAGAATCCATTTGCATATTTCACTCAAATAGTGTATTATGCTTTCATTCGTAGAATCTCTAAAGAAAAGAAACAACAATACGTCAAATATAAGTCTCTGGAGAATTCAAGAATATTTGATGACATTACTGGTGAGGATCTTGAACTTTTGGGTACAGAGATTAAATCTAGCATTGTCAAAGGTCAAGAAATATATGATAACATGGCCGAGTTCATTGAAAACTTTGAACAGAGTCGAAAGATAAAGAAAGAAAAGTCTACCAAAAAAACAGGAATAGAAAAGTTTTACGAAGGAGATACAAATGGCTGAACAAGAGTCATTACCAAGTCAGATTGAATACTTGATGAAAAACATGCTGGATCAATCGCAAGATGTTTGGAAGAGACAAAACTTTCGTCAACGTCTTGTGCGTATGCGCGATCTTATGAATGACAAGATAGCAAAGTATGATGCAGAGTATGCCAAAGCCAATCGCAATGTAACTCCTTTCAAGAGAGCGTCCAAGTGAAGATTGCTCTCATTAACGATACTCATGCTGGCGCAAGAAATGATTCTCTTGCGTTTGATGATTATTTTTTTCGTTTTTGGGACAATGTCTTTTTTCCATATCTCAAGGAAAACAACATAGACACAGTCATTCATCTTGGCGATATCGTTGATCGTCGCAAGTTCATCAACTATGTCATCCTCAATCGTTGGAGAAACAAGTTCTTTGGTCGTCTAAAGGAGATGAATGTAAAGCTGCATGTATTGGTAGGAAACCATGATGTTCCATACAAGAATACAAACGATATCAATGCGATTGAAGAACTTTTTGAACAGAGTGATACCATTCGAGTTTATAAGGAACCTTGCGACATCTCTATTGATAATTTTGACATTTGCCTGTTACCTTGGATTAACGTCGAAAATCAGCAAAGAACTCTTGACCACATCAAGGCAAGCAGAGCACAGGTAGCATTTGGTCATCTTGAGATAGCTGGATTTGAAATGGATCGCGGTAATGTTTGTCGCGATGGAATGAATCGTTCGGTATTTGACAAGTTTGAAATGGTTCTTTCTGGTCATTTTCACCACAAGTCTACAGATGGTCATATTGTTTATCTAGGCAATCAATATCAAATGACATGGGCAGACTATGATGATAAGCGTGGATTCCACGTGTTTGATACAGATACAAGGGAACTGGCATTCGTTGAAAATCCATATCAAATGTTCTTCAAGATTACATATGATGACAAGAACGATTTGGACTTCGATAAGTTGAAAAAGCTTGATTTCAGCGAGTACACAGGAACATATGTGAAGATTTTGGTTTTGCACAAGACCAATCCATTCTTGTTTGAGCGATTCATGCAAAAGTTGATCGATGCTGCTCCTTTGGACATAAGCATCGTGGAAGACTTTTCCGATTTGACAAATAAGGACGATAGTGATATCATAGATGAAGGTGAAGATACCATGACCATACTTGATAAGTATGTCGATGGTCTTCAAATGGATTCTGCTGATAAACTCAAATCAATTCTCAGAGAACTTTATCTGGAAGCAATAAATTTGGAAAAAGTATGATACTCTTTGAAAAAGTTCGTTGGAGAAACTTTCTTTCTACAGGAAATGACTTCACGGAGATTACACTAAACAAATCTCCTACAACACTAATCGTAGGAAACAATGGAAGCGGAAAGTCAACACTCTTGGATGCGTTGACTTTCGCTCTATTTGGTAAACCATTTCGCGGTATCAATAAGCCAGGACTATTGAATAGCGTCAATGAAAAAGACTGCGTTGTCGAGATAGAGTTCATCATAGGTAAGAAATCCTACAAGATCCTTCGCGGAATCAAGCCGGGCAAGTTTGAAATCTATTGTGACAATGAACTAGTCAATCAAGATGCGTCTTCGCGAGATTATCAAGAGTATCTTGAAAAGTTCATTCTTAAGATGAACTACAAGTCGTTTACCCAGATCGTAGTTCTTGGTTCATCTACCTTTGTTCCGTTCATGCAGTTGTCTGCTGCGGATCGTCGTGCAATCATAGAAGATCTTTTGGATATACAAATCTTTTCGTCCATGAATGTTGTATTGAAGCAAAAGCTTCAAGCAATCAAGGATGAGATGAGTGACGTTTCTCATCGTAGGGAAGTTGTAAAGGTCAAGATCGAATCAACGAAAAAGTTGATCAACGAGATTACCAATACAAAAACTCTTCATATTGAAAAGACACAAAGAGACATTGCAAATAGCAAATCTCAAATAGTTACTTTGGAAAAAGAAAAGGCGTCTCTTGATCAAGAGATCGTTAAGCTTCAATCTGAAGTCGTCGGTGAGAAGAAGCTTGTTGGTAAATCCAACAAGCTAAACAGTCTCATCGTCAAGATACAAGACAATGCCGAGAAGGCACAGAGCGAAATTAATTTCTATGAAACCAATGATGATTGTCCGACATGTCGTCAATCAATTAGCGAAGATTTCAAGAAAACCCAGATTCAGACATTTCAAGACAAGATTGCAGAATACGGCAATGGTCTTAAGGAAATAGATAATGAATTGGAGAAGATCAATACGCAAATTGCTCAGATCCAAAAGACGTTGAAAAAGATAAAGGACAAGACATTCAAGTCTCAGGAAAAAAATGCAACTATTACTGCAGTCAATGGTTATATCCAGAAGCTACAAAAAGAAATTGATACCATTGAGCAGAACAAGACAATAGACACAACGCATACTGATGATCTAAAAGCACTTGAAAAGCAACTGAATGATCTTGTTGAAGACGAGAAGAGATTGGTCAATGATAAGCATCATCATGAACAAGTTTCTATTCTACTGAAAGATACTGGTATCAAAACCAAGATCATAAAGCAATATCTTCCAGTTATGAACAAGCTAATCAACAAGTATTTGAGCAGCATGGAGTTCTATGTCAACTTCAATATCAATGAAAGCTTTGAGGAGGTCATCAAGTCTCGACATCGTGATGAATTTGCCTACGAGAATTTCTCCGAAGGCGAAAAGCAAAAGATCGACTTGGCACTGCTGTTCACTTGGAGAGCAATTGCCAAGATGAAGAATAGCGTGAATACGAATTTGCTGATATTGGATGAAATCTTTGATAGCTCATTGGACTCAAATGGCACGGAAGAACTACTGAAGATTTTGAACTCCATAAGTAGTGATACCAATGTTTTTGTTATTAGTCACAAGGGTGCATTGCTACAGGATAAATTCAAAAGCACAATTGCATTTGTAAAGCACAACAATTTCTCAAGAATTTCTACTGAGGCTAGTTCCTTTTAGTTCCTTTTAGACCATTATCATGTCGTCCCGGTTTGAAACCGAATGGTATAGAATCATCTATTAATATCTGTTTTGATTCTATACCGTTTGTTATCCATTTTCTCTTTTGACCTTTTTTAGGGGAAACAAACATACCTTTTAATCCTAAATTCCAAGGTTTTTTGTTGTACATGGGATTTTTCTTACCTAATTTTGATAGGCGAATATTTTCTGCGTGTTTTTTTGTTTTTTTAACACCTAAAGTTTTTAGTCTTATTTTATTTCGCGTTGATTCTTTGATTGATAGAGCGCAACCACCAACGCCTCCCACTTTTAGATTATAAGTATCTTTTCTTTTAACAAAATCCTCATTCACAAGTTCTTTTTCTTTTCGATAAGCGTCATTTTTATGAATAAATATGTACAATATATCTTTGATAAAATTGTCTATACCATATTTACCTATAGCACGTTTCAGATATATACTTGATCCCATATAATCATCGTATATATTTGATGTTTTATGGACACCAATATAAATTTTGCCGTTGACTTTATTAGTGATTTGATATATAATGTAATACATTGCTGATAGCTCCTATTAAGCTGTTAGAGTGGATGGGTGTGCCCACACCGCGATCCACAACTATTTATAGGTCAAAAAGTTATAAAGTTTGAAAAGATCAATAATTTTTCAAGGATTGTGAAATGATGTATAATGATGATTCTTCCAATGTTCAAACGCATGCAGTAAAAACCAAGATTGTGACGGTACAACATACTGTGACAGAATTTTGGTTAGAAAATATGTCGATAGACAAGAAGCAG